AAGCATCGGTTGACGATGTCTACATGTCGGTCCTCTGGCCAGCAGCAATCAACAAACCAGATGGCTACGTCATCTTCCGATCTGGAACCAAGGCTTACTCCCAGAATGCCGGTCTGGATACAAACGGTGATGGAACCGTGACCAAGTTCGAAGCTGCCTCGAAGGTACGGAAGAACTTCTATGGATAACTAAGGAAAAACCAATGAGCGACTATAGTGTCATTCCTCAGGAGGCTATTGATAGTCTTCTGGCAAACCCTGAGAAGGCTGGGGGTTTCGATTCAGTCTTCGGTAAGGGTCGTGCCGCGGAGGTACTTGCCTCACGTACTCCTCTGCCTGAACCCAAGGTAACACAAGAGCCTGAACTCTCGTTCCTCGGTAAGGTGTGGGATGCCACGGGTCGCGCCGTTGGTTATGGTGTCCAAGAAGCTTTTAACGAAACCGTGGATACTTTCGAGTCTGCTGATATCTGGATGTCCCAGAAAGCAGATGAACTAGGTATCCCTAGCCGTATCCAGATCCTCGATAAAGAGGGTAACTGGGATCCGCAACTCAAGTTCTATCACGAATCCCTCGATGATACTGACAGCCTCTTTGGGGGTTCTGTAGGTACGAAGGGAGATGCGGTAGAGGTAGGCGGCGTATCGGCCCCGCAGACCTTCACAGGTCAGGTTGTGAGTGGGGGCGTTCAGTTTGGCGTAGGTTTTATTGGATCAGGCAAGTTCACCAAACTCGCTGGAATGCGCGGTGCGTTCGTTAACGGCGCCATTGCAGATGCCATTGTGTTTGATCCTAAGGATGCCAACATCACCGCTATGCTTGAACAGTATGGGGTTGATACTGGCGCCTTCGGTGACGTTATGGCAACCGATCCCGACGACCCTGAGTTCATCAACCGTCTACGTAACGTGGCTGAAGGTGCGCTTGCAGGTGGGATCATGGAAGCTATCGGCTGGGGTATTCGTGCGCGTAAAGCTCGCCTAGCTGGTAACGCGGATGAAGCCGCTGAACTGACCATCAAACAAGAAGAAGCTCTCAAGGTTCTCGATGATGCGATCAAGGAAGCCGGTAACGATGCCGCTAAGGAGTCTCTGGATACTCTGGAACTCGCAAAGGAGATCTTTGATGAAGACATCGCGAAGACCGCTGATGAAGACATCGCGAAGACCGCTGATGATGCGACCCTGCGTTCAGACGCTGAAGGTCAAATCGAGATGGACCTCGGAGATACACCTACGGTACGACCCGGGGGTGCAACCGATACCGCCCCGAAGAGGATCTTCTTAACCCCTGAACGTGTTGAGCGTATCCGTCTGCAATCCTCGTTGGCCAAAGGTGCTAATGTGGCTGAGAAGCAAGCTGATCTCTCGTTCCGTTCGTTGGACACTGTGAATGACTTCGATGAAGTTCTCGATGATATCGCAGGAGTACAGGCAGTACTCGCTGATGAGTTCACCAACATCAAAGGTGGGGATACCCAGCGTTGGGTTACTGTGAAGGCACAAGCTGCTCACCGTCTCCGTCAATTGGCTGAGATGGCCGGTAAAGAACCTGAGGAGCTAATCAAGACGTTCCAAGCGGCTGACCTAGGAGATCCTGCCAAATTGGCCGCGGAGATCCACGCTCGGTCGCGCGTAATCTTGACTGCTGAACAGGACTTGCAGCGGATCGCTAAGGTTATCGCGGATGCTCTGAGCAATAAACCGTACAGCTTGGATGAATTTCCCGGTGTTGAGAACCTCGACCAACTGCGTTTGATGTTCAACCAACGTCGAGAGGTTGCAGCAAACCTACTGGCTGGTCAGGATGCTCTACGTTCGAACGTGGCCCGTGCGATGAACGCTATGAAGATCGCAGTGAAGGGTGATAAGAACCTCCGTGAGATGCTTAAAGACCCCTCGATGTTCAAGGACGTTGATGAAGCGGCAAAAGCTGTTGCTGATCCTGCGAATGCCGGTAAGTCACCCACTCGAGTGATCGATGATACGCTCAACCATATCCACGGATACATGGACAATATTAACACTTTCCGTATCAACGCCCTGTTGTCCGGTCCCGGTACTCAGGAAGTGAACTTCATCTCAAACGTCGTGCAAAGCTTCATGATACCGATGGAGCAAGCTCTAGGTGGTATGGTACGGGCTGACGCTCGGATGGTACAACACGCTCTGAGACAACTTCAAGGTGCAACTCTTGGTATGTTTGACAGTGTGAAAACAGCGTTGTCTGCTGGTTGGTATGATGATGCTATTCTGGATCCATTCTCAGCGAAGATTGAGGATGAAGCCCTGCGTAAAGCATCTAGTCTCGGCGGTAAGGTCGTTACTCTACCCTCTCGGGCGCTGATGACGCAGGACGAGTTCTTTAAGCAAGGTCAGTATCGAGGTCGTGTGTTCGCTGATGCTCACGCAGAGGCCGCTGAAAAGGGTCTCAAAGGTGTCGAGAAGGATGACTTCATCAAGAACTACATCAAGGAAAGCTACGATGAATCAGGTGCAGCGCTCCGCGGTGATGCACTTCTACAGGCACGTCGAGCCACCTTTACGGAACCTCTAGATCCCGGCTTGGCGTCGATGATCCAGAAGGCTGCTATTGATCATCCGCTGATCCGCTTATTTGTACCGTTTGTGCGTACGCCTATCAACATCTTGTCGCAAACCTTTCAGCACTTCCCGGTTATCGGTCAGGTGTCGAAACGGTACCGCGCAGACATCGCCGCTGGTGGTGTCCGAGCAGCGCAAGCTCGAGGTAAACAGGTGGTAGGCACTGGGCTGGTCGCTATGGCTGGCTGGGCGGCTTCTCAAGGTATGATCACAGGGTCTGGTCCGCAGGATCCCCGTATCCGTAAGGTCTGGCTCAAGAACAACCAACCGTATGCTTTCCGTATCGTTCAAGAGGACGGAAGTGTTCGCTGGGTGTCTTATGCCCGTCTCGAACCGCTTTCGAACGTGTTCTCTATCGCTGCTGATGCGGTTGAGATTATGGGCGATAAGTACAACGAGGCTGAGAAGACCGACATCATCCAAGCCTTGACGATGGCTGTCATGGAGAACACGGTGAACAAGACATTCACTCAGGGTATCTATGATGCGATGTCTCTGTTTGTGGGTCGTCCTCATGAACAGGAAGCGGCAATCCAAAACTTCGCGGCTTCGTTCGTTCCGAATATTCTGAACCAAACAAACGGTGATGATGCTCTACGTGAAGCACGTAATATGACGGACGCTGTGATGGCCCGTACCGGTCTCTACAATCAAGTAGATCCCAAGCGGAACGTCCTAGGTGAACCCATCATCCGTCCATTGCCTAAATATAACCCTCTGGGTATCGGACATGCAGACCTGCGGGAAACTGACCGTGTTCTGGAAGAGATCACCCGAGTGGGCATCTTGAATCAGACCGTAGCAGGTAACCCGAGTAAGCGTGTAGCTGGTCCTAACCGCATCGATCTAACCTCAGTCCCTTACTCTGAAAGTCAAACGCTCTATGACCGTTGGCTGGAACTGACAGGGGAAGTGAAGATCGGCGGGAAGAACCTCAGAGAGAAACTCGAAGAAACCATCGAGAGTACGTCATACCGTCGTGCGCCTGATGGCTACATGGGTAATGCCTCAGGTACCAAAGGGGCGATCATTCGTAAGATCATCGAAGCATACCGGAAGAAAGCCAAAGGTGAACTTCCAGAACTGCTTGAGATCATCAAGAGTGAACGCCGCGGGGGTGCAACCATCCTTAAGGATCAAGTCCAATCCAACCGGGAACTCTTCCCCACAACATCGCCTACTGAACGGGTTTTCAAACGCAGGACGTTCGAAGACCTTCTCTCTCAATAATGGAGTGTCCAATGGCAGCAACTGAAGAACTGCTAGGTCTGCTACACAATGCTGTGGCAGATGACCTCCTCCAGAAGGTTCAATCTGGGGAAGCTACCGCACAAGAGCTAAGTGCAGCGATCAAGTTTCTGAAAGACAACGGCATTGAAGCTGTTGCACCTGATGATAGCCCTCTAGCAAAACTTGCAGACTCTCTCCCTGAGTTCAAATCAGAGGATGGTCTACATGCACGACACTAAGCTTGCTCACAGCCCACTGACCGATCCGATTGTCGTGGACCTCCACGCCCGGGTCGGTCGCCTCGAAGATGACATGGCCGCTGCTCGAGAGCGAGATGGTCAGACTGAAACGGAGTTGGCCGTTATGAAGACCGACATCAAGTACATTAAACATGCACAGGATAGTGTCACCAAGGGGATCAATCGCATCCTCTGGGCCATTGGTCTTTCAGTAATCGGTGCGTTTACCACGTTCATCCTCTCGGGTGGACTCAGGATCACATACTAATCAACCAAAACACATCAAGGAGGGAAGATGACCTATTCTTCCGATCTGCACACCGGAGATGGTGTTGCAACTGACTTCTCTGTGTCTTTCCCATATCTCGATCAGAGTCATGTGAAGGTCCGAGTAGACAAGGTGTTCACCACTGAGGTGGGCGCCAATTACAAGTTTGAGTGGGTCGCTTCCAACTCTATCCGAGTAACCACGGTCGTTGATAGCAATCCTGTACCGGCTTCTCTGGAGATCGAGTTCATCCGTGAGACACCCATTAATGATCCTGCAGTGGTCTTTGGTGGCGGCGTCTCGCTATCCTCGGCAAATCTTAACAAGAACTCAGAGTACCTGACATACGCACTTCAGGAAGCAACTGATGCTAACGAAGAGTTCACTAAGCTATACCTAGGGGCATTCTCCAGCGCTCCCTCATCGGACAATGATGGAGAGGCGCTTCAAGTGGGTGCCGTGTTCTACAACACGACTGCCTCGGCGCTCTACTACTGGACCGGCTCGGTGTGGATCATCGGTGAAAGCACGATTGCTGCTGAAGCTGCGCGAGACGCCGCCCTGCTTGCACAAGCTGCTGCAGAACTCGCAGAGACCAACGCTGGTACCTCGGAAACCAACGCTGGCACTTCTGAAACCAACGCTGCTGCTTCGGCTGCTGCTGCTGCTGCAAGTGCGACTGCTGCGGGTACTTCTGAGACCAACGCTGATGCTGATGCGGTAGCGGCTGCTGCAAGTGCTGCTGCGGCTTCCACGAGTGAGACCAACGCGGCTGCTTCTGCTACTGCTGCGAGTACCTCCGAGACCAACGCTGATGCTGATGCGGTAGCGGCGGCTGCAAGTGCTGCTACTGCCACCACCAAGGCAGGAGAAGCGTCCTCGAGCGCGGCGGCTGCTGCTCTGAGTGAAACCAACGCGGGTACGTCGGAAACCAATGCAGCAACGTCCGAGACCAACGCTGCCGCTTCGGCTGCTGCTGCTGCCACCTTTGACCCCGATGGGTTCGTTAAGATAGGCGCAGTCTCCGCGATCGGGTATGCTTGGGTGAAACGCAACGACGCGGTCTCGCCTCCTTTGCTACTTACTCAACAAGGCGTAGGCGACATTGCCCGGTTCTGTTCCGGCGCGGATGTTGTGCAGTCCACCATCAGCAACGACGGTGCGCTGCAACTCAAAGGCACCACCGGACACCTATTGAAAGACAGCGCAGGTAACTCGCTGTTCGAGGTGACGGAGTCTGGTGGATCGGTCAGTATGGGCGGCATCGGACCCACGACTATCGTAGGGAGTGGCGGCTCCGCTGCGTTGATCAAAGCCAATGTCACGCTCACCTCGGATGGCACGTACATCGGTTCTGATGATGACATTCAGCTCTTCACCGATCTGGATTCTGGGTGGGGTTCGCACCACACCTTCCAGTTCACCGCAGGTGGTATCATCAAATGCGATGGCAATACTGTGGACCACGCGGGCCGAAATGCAGGTGTTGCTGGTGGTTATGCGTTCCTGTGTCCCGCCATGTCCGGCACTGCCTATTCCCATAACGATATCGTGTCCGGTAGTCTACTCGACTACTCCGCAGCCACCGCTAAGTCAACCGCGAGTCCCCCCGGAACGTGGAAGTGCATGGGCTATTCCAACGGTGGTACTACAGCGTCCAACCGTGTGACCCTTTGGAAAAGGATTTCCTAATGATCTACGAATATCGTAATGCATCCTACCACAAGGATGGTGGGATCGACTGTGAGGTGAATCACCCTAAGTTTGGGTGGATACCGCATCTGGTGCATGAAGATGACAACCCTGCGTTCTTCCAACACCTCAAAGCTGAGGGGGGTATTGGCGCTTACACGGCTCCGGTCCCCTCGACAGACCCCCGAGATTACCCTTTGGAGCGCTGGCAGTTTCAAGCGATGGTGGACATGATCGGAAAACGATCAGCGATCGAGCAGGCAATCTCCGCTCTCCCTTCGGATGCAGACAGGGCCGTTGCCTATGCAAAACTCAACCACACTGATGTCTTCCAACGGACGGACCCCTTAGTGGTCAGCCTGTCGGCGCTGGTTGGGATGAGTTCTGATGAACTCGATAGTGCGTGGCTCCAAGCAAAGGATCTTACCTAATGATCAAACTCATTGAAACCCTGATCGCCCTCTTAACGGGGGGTGGTCAAAAACAACCAACTCAGATCAAAAACCTAGATCACATCAAGGAGTGGGAACAGTTGCGCCTCACAGCGTATCTACCAACCCCTCGAGATGTCTATACGATTGGCTGGGGGCATACCAAGACCGCCCGAAAAGGGATGGTGATCTCTGAGAA